GGAGAAGAATATTATGTAGGCCCTGGTAATCAAATCCTTGCTAAAATTACTGAAACAATAAGTGTTGAAGATATAGTAGCAGAAACAGAAGTAAGTGAAACTGAAAAAGAAATGTTAACAGATATTTAATATGAGTAAACAAGTTATTTTAGGTTCTGAAGCAAGAACTAATTTAGTAAAAGGAATTGATACATTAGCGGATGCCGTTGTATCAACATTAGGACCAAATGGTAGAAATGTAGTAATAGCAAATAAAATGGGATCTCCACAATCAACCAAAGATGGAGTTACAGTTGCTAAATCAATAACACTATCAAACCCAAATCAAGAACTAGGAGTTCAATTAGTAAAACAAGCTGCAATTAAAACAGCTGAAAAAGCAGGTGACGGTACTACAACATCTACTTTATTAGCTAGAGAAATGATTAAAGCAGGGCTAACAGCTCTAAATAATAATGAAAATGCAGTTCAAATTAAAAGAGATATTGATACTACAGTTAAAGAAGTAGTTGATAATCTTAAAAATAATATAGCTGAAGATATTTCAGGTGAAGAACAATTAGAACAAATTGCAACAATTTCTGCTAATAATGATCCTGAAACTGGGAAGTTAATTTCTACTGCTATTGAAAAAGTTGGAATGGAAGGGGTTGTCCATATTGAGGAATCTAAAACAGGAGAAACATATCTTGAAACTGTTGAAGGGTTACAGTTTGATAGAGGGTATAAATCACCTTATTTTGTTACAAATAATAACACTATGACTTCTGTTTTAGAAAACCCCTTAATTTTAATAGCAAATCAAAAAATAACCCAAGTAAAAGAATTATTACCAATTTTAGAAAGTGTATCTTCACAAGCAAAATCACTTTTAATTATTGCTGAAGATATTGATAATGAAGCTTTAGCTACTCTTATTGTAAATAAAATGAGAGGTACAATGAAAGTATGTGCTGTTAAGGCACCTGATTTTGGTGATAGAAGAAAATTAATGTTAGATGATATAGCTATTACAACTGGTGGTCAAGTTTTTGATAAACAAAAAGGAATGAAACTAGATAAATTCAGTTGGGAATGGTTCGGTGAAGCAAGAACAGTAACTGTAGGAAAAGATGAAACAACAATTGTAGATGGAAAAGGAGGAATTGAACAAATTGAAGCACGTATTGAAGAACTACAACAACAAATCGACAAGGCAACAACGCCGTTCGAAACAGAAAAGCTTCAAGAAAGGTTGGCGAAATTCGTCGGAGGAGTAGCTATTATTCACGTAGGTGGAAATACTGAAACTGAAATGAAAGAAAAGAAAGATAGAGTGGATGATGCATTACATGCAACTAAAGCTGCTATTGAAGAAGGCATAGTACCAGGAGGTGGAACTGCACTATTATATGCTTCATCAGGTTTAGAAGCTAAATCAACAGGAGCCCAAATTGTAGTAGCTGCTTGTGCTAAACCATTTAGTCAAATTTTAGTAAATGCTGGTTGGGATGAAGTTGATGGTAGAATTATGGCCGATAATTTAGTTAATTCTGGTGATGATGCTTGGACTGGATTTAATATTAAAACCGCTAAAAAAGTTAATATGAAAGAAGCAGGTATAATTGATCCAACTAAAGTAGCTAGAACAGCTTTACAAAACGCGGCATCAGTAGCTGGTACGGTTTTATTAACTGAATGTACAGTAGTAGATGAACCAAGTGAAGAAACAACTCAACCACAAATGGACCCAATGATGGGGATGATGTAAAATAATTTCGTATATTATGAGTAAAATAGAATACATTGAAAATCAAATTTTAATAGCTAATAGACAAGCACCTGGGGATAGATGGCAATTAGAAGATGAACCAAATGGTAAAATTCATACTAGTTTAACTGACGCCCTAGAAGCATACATGCATAAAACAGGATTCCAAGGGCATTATAGATTAGAACCACTGGAAAGTAAATTATATGCTATTAGTAGCGAAGAAGTAGAAATAAAACCAGAACCAATAAAAACATATTCCATATATGGGGAATTCGGAGAATAGTTTATTAGTAGAAAAATATAGACCTAATAAATTAGAAAATTATGTAGGTAATGAGAATATTAAGAAATCTATATCTAAATATTTAGAACAAAATGATATTCAAAATTTAATATTTTATGGACCTGCTGGAACCGGAAAAACAACTCTTGCTAAACTCATTGTACAAAATCTTGATTGTGACAGCATTTATATTAATGCTAGCGATGAAAGAGGTATTGAAACAATTAGAGATAAAGTACAAAGCTTTGCTAGTGTGGCTTCGTTTAAGCCACTTAAGGTTGTTATTTTGGACGAGTCTGATTTTCTTACTATTCAAGCGCAAGCTTCGCTCCGTAATATCATTGAAACGTTTTCGCGAACTACTAGATTTATCTTAACTTGTAATTACGTAGAACGTATTATTGATCCTTTACAATCTAGATGTCAAGTACTTAAAATTGTGCCTCCTAATAAAAAAGATGTTGCTAAGCATTTAAATTGGATTTTACAACAAGAATCAATTTCACATGACATAAATGATTTAGTACCATTGGTTAATCAATATTATCCCGATTTACGTAAGTGTATTAATACTATACAATTATCAACTGTAGATGGTGGGGCAAATGATTTATATCTTAACTTAGACCAATCAGTATTAGTATCATCTAATTATATAGATAAAGTTATTAATGCTTTATCAGAGGGATCTAAACATAATAGAATAGATTGCTATAATGATATTCGCCAAATTATAGCAGATGCTAATGTAGATGATTTTGATGAATTATTTAAAGCATTATATGAAAGAGCTTCTGAATATTTACAAGATAAAGAAGGTACAGCAGCTATTTTAATAAATGAACATCAATATAAAGCAAATTTCCGAATCGACAAGGAAATAAATACAATGTCACTAATTTCAAATTTAATAAATAATAAATAATTATGGAACAACAAGTTCAACAACCTCAAATTGACCTAAAAAACACTAGCGAAGTAAAAAATAGTGAAGGAGGGTCTATTTTTCAACAAGGAGTAATTTTACGTAAAGTATCTCGTTTTGTAACAGGAACAGATAGTGATGCTTTAATGCCAATTCCAGTATTTTACGATCCAACTGTAAATAAAATTTTAACCGATTCAGTGCCTAAAGATCTAAGAGAAGAATTAGCTGATGAACTGTGCTAATATATTTGATTGGCTTAAACATATAAATCAGTATAAAACACCCCCATCAAAATTTACAGATAAAGATTGGGATGTTTTTAATAGTTATATGATTCATAGGTTTATATCTATGGATAAAAGTTTAATTGAAGTAGTAAATTATGTTCAAGAATTTCCACCTCAAGAAAAAGTAATGATTTATAACATTTATAAGGAATTTATTCCTAAAAATAATAAATGGAATAAATATATTAAATCAAAAACAAAACAGCCAAATAAAGATTTAGTAGAATATATTAAAAATTATTTTGAATGTTCCTCTAAAGAAGCTAAAGAATATATTAATATTTTGGGGAACCAAGAAATTAGTCGTATATTAAATCAAATAGGATTAGAAAAAAAAGAAATAAAACCATTATTAAAATGACACTAGAATTATACAACATGCTTAAATCATCTGCACAAGCGGATAAAGATAAAGCTTTATTATCATTAGAATTATTAGGCAATAAGGCAGTAGGTATTGGAGACCATTCAACTGAAGATTTTTACAAAAATGCTGAAGAAGCACTTGTAATGTTAGTTGATGCAGACGATAGATTATCAACACTTAAAAAATATTTTACAACTAAAGACGTAGTCAATGGGTGATATTATATCAAAAGCACTAGAAATGGAAGAAGAGGGTAAATTTAAAACCCCAACAAATCCAATCCACCAATTCGAAAAAGAATATCCAGAACTATCATTTGAGTTTAAAGTTATTCAAAACGAAATGTATGAAATGTTTGCTCGTAAACATATGGATTATGGTTTAAATAATATTGCTTTAGGAGGTGATATATTAAATAGTAAAGAAGATAAAAAGTTTTCTCTTACTGGTTTAGCTATTAGACTTACTGATAAAATAAGTAGACTAAAAAATTTACTTATTAATGGTAAAAATTATGTTAAAGGAGAAAGTATGGAAGACACGTTTATTGATGTAGCTAACTATGGTATAATTGGCTTATTAGTAGGACGTGATAAATGGAAAAAATAATGAGTAAGTTAAAAGGATTTGATTGGGGGTGGATGGCTACTTCTAATAAAGGTGAATACCATAAAGATTTAATATCAAAGGATATTAAAAATAAAGCATACGAACAATTTTTTGAAGTTGAAGAAAATGATATTGTATTAGACTGTGGTTCAAGTATAGGTCCTTTTAGTTATTCTATACTACAATCTAAACCTAAAAGAATTGTATGTGTTGAACCTTCTAAAATAGAAATCCCTACTTTAATAAATAATCTTTCTTCTCATGACAATTTTACATTAGTACCATTTGCAATATCTGATATTGATGGTGAGAAAGAATTATTCCATATTTTTGGTACTTCTGAAGAAGATTCTTCTAAAGTAAAAACATTAGTTAAGACAATAAAATTTCAAACTTTAATTAATACCTATAACTTAAAACATATAGATTTTTTAAAAACTGATTGTGAAGGGGGAGAATATGATATTTTTAATAGTGAAAATATATGGTGGATAAAAGATAATATTAAAAAAATATCAGGAGAATGGCATTTAGGAAATCAAAAATTAAAAGAAAAATTTAGAGTTTTTAGGGACACATATTTAAGACTTTTTCCAAATTATAAAGTTACGTCTATTGATGGAGTTGATATAGGTTGGGATTTATGGAACGAACATTTTATAGAATACTATAATGAAGTATTCATTTATATAGATAATAGATAAACATTTTGGCTAGAAAAATACCTAGAATAGTAAGAGAGATTAGAAATAACCCTCCCCAAGAGCTTAATTTTGCTTATCAAAAGAATGTCTCTTATTCACAAATGTCTATATTTCGTGGTTGTCCTCATCGTTGGAAACTGCAATATAAGGACAAAATAAAGGTATTTACTTCTTCAATTCATACTGTATTTGGTACAGCAATACATGAAGTATTACAACATTATTTAGATGTAATGTTTGATACAAGTGCTGCTAATGCTGATAAAATTGATCTAGAAGAATTATTTCAAGAAAAATTTATTGGTGAATATCAAAACCAATATAAACGAAATAATAACCAACATTTTTCATCTGCTGAAGAAATGAGGGAATTTTTTGAAGATGGGATTGGGATTCTAAATTGGTTTAAAAAGAAACGAGCTAGATATTTTTCAAGGAGAGGCTATCATTTAGTTGGTTGTGAATTACCCATAGTTATTTCACCAAATAAAATGTATAACAACATAAAATATACAGGATTCTTAGATGTTGTGCTATATCATGAACCAAGCCAAACATTTAAAATAATAGATATTAAAACAAGTACTAAAGGTTGGAATGCAAGAGATAAAAAAAATGAAGATAAACAATATCAACTGCTTTTGTATAAACAATTTTTTAGTGAGCAATATGGGATTCCATTAAGTAATATTGATATTGAATTTTTTATTGTAAAAAGAAAAATATTAGATTGGAATGATGAGAATATTATGTCACCCCATCAAGCATATAGAGTACAAACATTTACTCCACCTAGTGGAAAAATTAAATTAGGACGAGCTAAAAAAGCTATAAATAATTTTATTAATGAATGTTTTAATTCAAATGGAGAAATTAAGGATATTAAATATCCTAAATCTGTTTCCAAATGGAACTGTATGTTTTGCCCATTTAAAGAAGATAAAGAAAATTGTGGAGAAGGTATAATCTACTAATTTTCGTATATATGTATACCTAAATAATGTTATAAAATAAAGATTATGAGCGCAAAAAAAGATATGACACTAACGAGTGTTAAAGTCAAAAGCGATTTATTCGAGAATTTTAAGATTGAATGTGTTAGAAGAAAATTTTCTTTCCAAAAACTTGCTGATCGAGCTATTTATTTGTATCTTACAAATGATGACTTTAGAAAAGCAATTACCAATCAAACTGATCTTGAATTATAAATTGTAAATTAATGAATAAAAGTTTTAAATACCTTGTTCCTAGTGATAGGAAAAAAATATTACTAATCTGTGATGATATTAGAGTACACTCAGGAGTTGCAACAGTAGCACGAGAAATTGTTGTACATACAGCCCAACATTTTAATTGGGTACAAATGGCTGGAGCTATTAAGCACCCTGATAAGGGGAAAGTATTTGATATAAGTGAGGATATTAATAAAAACAATGGGATTAATGATAGCCAAGTTAAATTATATCCTGTTGATGGTTATGGTAATATCCAAATTATAAGAGAAATTATTAATATTGAAAAGCCAGATGCTATAATGTTAATTACTGATCCAAGATATTTTAATCATGTTTGGAATTCAGAACAAGAATTAAGAAGGAAAATTCCAATAACATATTTAAATATTTGGGATGATTATCCTGCCCCCATGTATAATAGACCTTATTATAGAGCATGTGATTTATTAATGGGTATATCTAAACAAACAGTTAATATTAATAAACTAGTATTAGAAGGATATGATGATAATAAATTATTTAAGTATGTTCCTCATGGTTTAAACCCAGATATATATAAACCTATAGATAAAAAAGATAAGGAGCTTATTAAATTTAAAACAAATTTCTTCAATAAAAACATTCCAGAATTTGTAGTATTTTTTAATTCTAGAAATATTAGACGTAAACAAATACCTGATAGCATGTTAGCTTTTAGAGCTTTTTTGGATTCATTACCTAAAGAAAAAGCTGATAAATGTAGGATGGTATTACATACTGAAGCTGTAACAGACCATGGTACAGATTTATATAAGGTAAAAGAGTATTTTTTTGAGGAAAATTATCCTAATGCTATTCACTTTTCACATCAAAAATTATCAACTCAAGAATTAAATTTCTTGTATAATATAGCTGATGTTCAAATGTTATTAACCTCAAATGAAGGTTGGGGGTTAACCATTACTGAAGCTATATTAGCAGGTACTCCTATTATAGCAAATGTAACAGGTGGAATGCAAGACCAAATGAGGTTTGTAGATGATAAAGGAAAATGGTTTACCCCATCTGCCGATATACCTTCTAATCATAGAGGCACATTTAAAGAACATGGTGAATGGGTATTTCCTGTTTACCCAACTTCTAGATCAATACAAGGTTCACCTCCTACACCTTATATTTTTGATGATAGATGCAAATGGGAAGATGCAACTGAAAGATTAATTGAAATTTATAATTTATCCCCTGATAAAAGAAAAGAGATAGGATTAAAAGGAAGAGAATGGGCTATAAGTGATGAAGCTGGATTTACATCCAAACATCAAGCCAAAAGGGTTATTGAAGCTTTTGATGAATTATTTAGTACTTGGGAACCTAGAGAAAAATATAACATAATTAATGCAAACGATTATAAAGGCAAACATTTAAACCATAAAATTATATATTAATGAGCAAACCAGTATTTTTAATTAGTTGCCCTTTTGATACTTACTCAGGTTATGGAGCTAGATCTAGAGATATAGTTAAAGCTATTATAGCAACAAATGAATATGATGTAAAATTATTACCACAAAGGTGGGGCAATACTTCCTGGGGGTTTTGTAAAGACCATAAGGAATGGGAATTTTTACTAAACCATTCAGTAAGGCAAGTTAAGGCTAAACCAGATATTTGGATGCAAATCACAATTCCAAATGAATTTCAACCTCAAGGAAAATTCAATATAGGTTGTACAGCGGGAATTGAAGCTACGGCATGTAAGGTAGAATGGATACAAGGATTAAATAGAATGGATTATAATTTTGTGTCTTCTAATTTTGCCGCTGGAATGTTTTCAAGTATAAATTATGAACAAAGAAATAAAAAAACTCAACAAGTAGAAGGCGTAATTAAATTAGAAAAACCTATAAAAGTTATTTTTGAAGGGGCTAATCTAAACTTATACAAACCTGTACCTGTAAAAGATTTTAAAACTATTAATTTAGATGATATTAAAGAATCTTTTTGTTTTTTAAATGTTGGACATTGGATACAAGGAGAGTTTGGTCATGATAGAAAAAATTTAGGGGTTTTAATTAGAAGTTTTTATGAAGCATTTAAAGGACCATCTAAACCTAAACCAGCATTAATATTAAAATCTTCAATGGGGGTTGCTTCTTATTTAAGCGAGGAACAAATTTTAGATAAAATAAAGGCTATAAAGAAAACTATTAATGCCACAACTTTACCTAATGTTTATTTAATAAGTGGAGAATTTTCAGATGAAGATATAAATGAATTATATCATCACCCTAAGGTTAAAGCTATGATATCACCTACAAAAGGTGAAGGGTTTGGTAGACCATTACTTGAATTTAGTTTAACAGGTAAACCTATTATAGCATCAGGTTGGTCGGGGCATTTAGATTTCCTAAAACCAAATTTCACCACATTATTAAATGGTACATTAGAAAATGTTCACTCAAGCGCAGCAAACCAATGGTTAATACCTGAAGCACAATGGTTTAGACCTGATGAAGGTGAAATTATTCGTTATTTTAAAGATGTTTATAAAAAGTATAAACAATATAATGTAAAATCTAAACAACAGAAAAACTTTAGTAAATCTAATTTTAGTTATGAAAAAATGGAAAGTTTAGTAAAAGATACTCTTACAGAAATAATTCCTGAATTTCCAAAACAAGTTGAATTAAATTTACCTGAATTAAAACTACCAGAATTAAAAAATTTATAGTATGAATTTTGATGAATTAAAAGAATGTACAAGGTGTGGTTCTGATGCTTGTTATAGTCAAGAGGTAACTAATAAAATTAATATTGAGTTATGTTATGGGTGTGGTTTTCAATCAAATTCCCATATGACTAAGGGATCAGAATTTTTTAATGAACAATGGGAAATATTACCTGAACTTTACAAAGTTTTAATGGATGAAGAAGAAGAAACTGGTAAAATATGGATGCCTTCAACTATAAATGTTAAAGAAAAAGGAATGGTATTTGCCGATGGATCAGACAGAAATAATTGGAAGTGGGCTGGTGTTAAATCACTTCCAATACCAATTGAAGAACAAGAAAAATATAAAGGTGAAAAATTTAAAGCAGATATGAGTACTATAAAACATTTTAATGAAAAAGATTTTATGGATGCTTTATCTTATATAGAAGTAATACCATGAAATTAGGGGATTTAGTAGAAAAAGTAATATCTATTATTACCTTAGGACAAGGTAAAAAAATAGCTACTTATATAGCTAAATTAAGAGGCCAAGAAGATTGTGGTTGTGATAAAAGAAAAGAAAAATTAAATAATATAAATTTCAATATAAATCCTATGTCAAATACTAAATTTACTCTTAAATGGTCTCAAGAAGATTGGGATAAAATTAGAAGTCAAGTTAGTTGTAGTTGTCAGTTTGATTATGCTTTTTTATATGTTCAGGATAAATCAGGGAATGTATTTCATGAAGAAAAAATATCTAGCCAACCTCATATGAATGGGCAAATAAAAAGCTATGATGTTTCATTTCCTACTTTTCTAACCCCCCATACTTTTTCTTTATTATTCCATAAAAAAGAAGGAGGATTTATTAAAGAAATAAAAGTTAAAATATAATGAAAATAAGTTATGCAATAACAGTTTGTAATGAAAAATTAGAAGTAAAACGTTTAGTTGATTTTTTATTATCTAATAAA